GATTAGAGATTAATATAAAAACAACTCGGGCCGTTAACGCGGCCCTTTTAATTTAAACACTATGAACAACGAAACACTTAAATTTTTGCAATATCGCATTGAAGCGATGGAAAATAAAATCGAAAAATTAAAAGTAATTATTAACGAACAAACCGATCACATTTTAAGCGACTGTTAAAACTATGAAAACACAATATGACGCGAATGAAGTATATCATTCATCACCAGGAATAAGCGCATCAGGCCTTAAAACAATACACAAAAAATCTGTTTATCATTTTTTAAAACAAAAACCTTTTGAATCATCCGCAATGGCATTGGGTTCCGCGGTTCATTGCGCTATGTTAGAACCCGAACTTTATTACAAAGATTATCACATTATGCCAAAGATTGACCGCCGTACAAAAGCCGGAAAAGAAGCGTTTGAAATCGAATCAAAAAAAGCTAAAGGAAAATTGTTATTAGGTTTTGATGAACATAACAAAATTACAAAGATTTTAGATAATTTTAGAAATCACGATTTGGCCCAAAAATATTGCAAAGGCGAAATTGAGCTTTCACACTATAAAAAACACGATGATATTGATGTTCGCATTCGGCCCGATGTTTTAAACCGAGTTGAAAATTTTATTTCGGATGTTAAAACGTGTCAAGACAATTCACCGTTTGCATTTCGCCGCGATGTTTACAAATACGGTTATCATTTACAATGCGCATTTTATTCCGATATGTTGGGCGTACCGGCTGAAAACTTTCGATTTATAGCCGTTGAAACTAATTGGCCGTTTTCTGTTGAGGTTTACGCGTTAAGCGATGAAATGATTGATCAAGGGCGTAAAGGTTGGCAGCGTGCTTTTAATGATTGGAAAATATATATTGAAACCGGAATCATATCGGGTTTTATTTGGAATGAATTTAATAATGACGGATCTCTAATACTATAAAAATGACCTTAGAAAATTTAATAAAAAACGTAAATAATTACTACAATCTTGATGTTCGTGAAAACTCAAGGCAAAGAGATATTGTTATGGCCCGAGCTGCATTTTATTGGTTGGCGCGTAACACAACCAGGTTTTCAATGAAAGTGATATCTGAAGCTGTTGGGCGTGATCACGCTTCGGTTATTCACAGCTTAAAAAATATTGATGATTGGATTCGATTTGATAAAGCATTTAATCAAAGATTTGAAAATTTAAAAAAACTTGTTTTTAATGAAATAAATGATTATACTATCAGCGCCGAATCAATGGTTTATAAATATAATTCACTTTTGATTGAAAACGATATATTAAAAAACGAAAATAAAAAATTAAAAAATGGCGTTACAAATTAAAATAAAAAAAACAAAAAAGGATTATTATAAATTAACGTTTATTTCTGAAGATAAAATTTTTATTGGCGAATTTGAACGTTCTGAAATTAGAAATATTATAGAAGTTTTGGACAACGAAATTTAAAAATGGCAAAAATAAATCCATATCAAAAATATTTAAAAGGCGAAGATCAATTGCAACGCGCGGTTATTAATTATATTTCAATGCAATATCCGAACGCCATTTTTACACATCCAATGAATGAAGGGAAAAGAACGCCATTTGAACAATACAAAATGAAGTATTTGGGCGCAAAACCTGGAATCCCTGATTTATTGATATTTACGCCAAACGCAAATAAAGGCGGTTTAGCGATCGAACTAAAGTACAAATATAACAAACCCACACCAAATCAAAAAAAGTGGCTTAAATGGCTTGAAAATTGCAATTGGGCGGTTGATTGGCATAATAACTTTGATGATTGTATTGACACTATAAACAAATATTTTAATAATGAAATTTAAAAGTTAAAAAAATGAAATATAAAGGAGTTTATTTTGATGATGCAAATCAAAAAATTAGGTGGACACAATCGGATTCTGATAAAATAGCCGTCACCTATCATTACGTTGGATCTTCAACACGAGTTGAATTTGATTTATTGATTGAATTGTTATGGTTTAAATATGAAGATTCAGAAATTGATATTGATGAACTAAAAAAAATATTTGACGATTTAAGATCATTTTGTGATAATGTAAAATATAATCACATTTTGTAAAAGATTATTTTTATATTTGCAAAGTTGAGTTGCGGCAACATTAACTTTTTTTAATACCCTATTGATGAAGCGACCGCAACCGCTGATTTGATAGGGTTATTTTTTTACTATGGATATAAACAAAATATATAAGCCAAAAAAATTTGAAAGATTTACAATTGTTCCGAACACTATATTTAGACACAAAGGAATTTCATCAAGCGCAACCGGATTATATTGTTGGCTTTTTTCACACGAAGCGAAAACAGAAATGACCGTTCAGTTTATTTGCGGTCATTTTAAGGATGGAAAAGACGCCATTAACACGCGTTTAAAAGAACTAATAAATTCGGGGTTTTTAGTTCGTAAAGAAATAAGAAAAGGCGGAAAATTTGCCGGTTATAATTACTATCTAAATGACAAACCTAAGAAGGTAAAGCCCACCGCAACGGGAAAAACCGCAACGGTAAAAACCGCGGCGGTTAAACCGGCGCCGGTAAATCCGCAACAAAGTAATACTAATATAAACTATATAACTAAAGAAATACTAAATAAAGAAATACCCTCAAAATCGAAAACGCCACAATACAATTCAACCGTTTTAAAGGCGTTCCCGCATTTTGTAGAATTATTTCCTATTCAATACAAACCTAAAACACAAAACCAAAAAAACCGTTGGATGGATTGTCTTGACAAAATTCAAAGAATTGATAAATATGATTTGCGTGATGTTTATAATATCACAAAGTTTTTACGGGCTGATGATTTCTGGCAAACTAATTTCTTAAGTATTTTAAAATTTAGAAATTTAGATAAAAACGGGATTAAATATATTGATCGTTTTATGTTGATGCAAAAGGCAAACACAAAACCAATAGGATTCCAAAAAGTAAAAGGGTTAAATGAATTTTTTATATATACAAGCGCGGCGGATGGAAAACAAGAATTAGGCGCTAAAACAAAAGGCGGTGAACTATTTGAATTTCATTTAAAACAATTAATGCAAACCAATGAATTTAATGAACTAAAAACTTATATAATTAAAAATCAATAATATGCTGCAAATAAATGAAACATACACTTTAGACATTCACGAACAAAAGATTGTTGAATTAGTAGCCGAAATGCGCCAATCTAACAAAGAAAAAACCGGTTGGGATGGTTCGGGTCGCGTTGCTGAATTTGGTGGCGTTAATTTAAACGTTTTTGGATTTGGCGCTGAATATATATTTTGTCGCGAAAAAAACACATTTCCAGATTTTAAAATTAAAAACACTTCAAAGCGTAAAAAAACAGACGATTACGATTGCAATTGGCTTTCAATGTCCGTTGACGTTAAGACATCGCAAAAACAATATCCGCTAATGGTTCCTAAGTTTAATAAATGCGATGTTGATTTGTTTGCCTTTTTTGTTTGCGAAAATTATCCAAATTATCAATTCAAAGGATATGCAACAAACGAAATGTTATTTCAAGATTCCAATTTAAGACAAACGCGAGTTATGGCGTATTGTTTAGATCAAAACAAATTAGTTAATGAAGATGAACTTTTATTTTTAAAAAACTTATGATAATTAAAAAAATATTTTTATTTTAGCAAAAACAAAACTATAACAAATGAAAACTTTTAACGATTTTAATATTGATGTCGGCAATAAATCAACCGGCAAAATAAAGACGCAATGTCCGGAATGCAGCGCAACACGTAAAAACAAACGCGACAAATGTTTGTCCGTTGATTTGGACCAGGGTTTGTTCAATTGTCACAATTGCGGATTCAGCGGAACAACTAAATTTCAGAAAAAACCCGAATACGTTAAACCCGAAAAAATAAAAGTAAATTTGACATCGCGAATTGTTGAATGGTTTAATAAACGAGGGATAACAGAACCAACTTTGGTTCATTGGAAAATTGGCGAATCATTGCAGTTTTTTCCGCAAGTTGGTAAAAAGCGGCGCGCAATTAATTTTAATTATTATCGTGATAATGAGTTGTTAAATGTAAAATATCGGGATTCTGAAAAGAATTTTAAAATGGTTTCCGGCGCTGAATTGGTTTTTTACGGACTTGACAATGTCAAAGAAATGGAAACCGTTTACATTGTTGAGGGTGAAATGGATGCGCTTTCATTACACGAATCCGGTTTGTATTCCGTTTGTAGCGTTCCAAATGGTGCATCAAAAGGAAATCAACGTTTAGAATATTTAGATAATTGTTTTGAATATTTTAAAGATAAAAAACAGATTATAATTTGCACCGACAATGACAATCCGGGAATCGAACTCCGCAATGAATTGGCCCGAAGGTTTGGCGCTTATCGTTGTAAATACGTTGAATTTGGTGATTTTAAAGACGCTAACGAGGTTTTAATGTCAAAGGGGGGTGAAACGTTGCGTAATATAATTAAAGGCGCTAAAAACTTCCCATTAGAAGGCATTTTAAACATTGATAACATTTGGGATAATGTTTTAAACTATAATGAAAACGGCGTCAAAAACTATTCAATTGGTTTGCCGAACTCGGATAATTACTTTAAAATGTCACCAGGTGAATGGACAGTTGTCACCGGAATACCAAACGCCGGGAAATCTGACGTTGTTGACCAAATATGTTGCAATATGGCAACGCGTTATGATATGCGTTGCGCTATGTTTTCACCTGAATCATTTCCATATGAGGGCCATATAAAACGAATCGCAAATAAATTAAATGAAAAAAACTGTAATAACGATGATTTAAATCAAACAAAAGATTTTATTCAAGATCATTTCTTTTGGGTTAAAATTGATTTAGAAAATTTAACTTTAGAAGGAATATTAAACGCGTTTAGAGATTTAGTATTTCAAAAAGGGATTAACGTTTGCGTGATTGATCCCTGGAATATGCTTGACCATTCGGCGCAACGTGATCATTCTTACATTGGAAAAGCGCTTTCACAAATAACGCAATTTTGTCAACAAACAAACACACATTTATTTTTGGTGGCGCATCCAAGAAAAATTGAATCGGATAATGGTAGTTATAAAAAACCAACATTATATGATATATCCGGAAGCGCTGATTTCTTTAATAAAGCATATAACGGAATGATTGTATTTCGTTGCATAGGTCAAAAAACCCAATATAATTCGGACATTGTGAAAATGTATGTTGAAAAGGTTAAGCGAAAAGAAAACGGACAATTGGGCGATTTTGATATCGCGCCCGATTTTAATGCCGGCGGAATTTATAAAGACATTTCATTGGCTTCAAAAAAGTTTGAAGTAATAACCGACAGTTTACCATTTTAAAACTAAATACATAATAATAAGTGAGTTTTGTTGACAAATTTCATCAATTATGAATAATAAAATAAAAGTAAACGAAAACCATTACAAAGCTTTACAATGGTGCTTAAAAAACAATATAAAGGTCGGCGTTAAACCTACAAAAAGAGGTTTAAAAGTAGAAATAAACGATAATAACAAAGTTACTTTGTCACCTTCTTACTATCCAAATATACAAGCTCAAAATAAATGTTGGGAATTATATTTGTATATTTACGAAAAATATTGGGCGTTATGAAATTAAATTTTAATACAGTTATTTATCCAATTTACGGCTTGTGCGTTGGTGTTAATTATTGGGATTCAGCAATGGATCACGTTGTTT